TCACACCACGCTTCTCTGCCGCCGCTGCGGGCAAGTCTACAAGGTGCCGCTCGGGGCGGAGAAGTATGGCCCGTGGCTTTGCTACGTGGTGGTGGCGCCGGCCCCAGCGGAGCTGGGCAAGGGACATGAGGTGCGCTGCTGGACACTCAACGTGTGGAGGGGATGATGACGATGAAGGCCGACCCTGGTCGCCGGGCCGTATTTGAGTGCCTAGTGCTCCAGGGTATGTGGGTGCTGATCCTGTGCGCCTTCGGGGCGCAACCAAGAAAGCAGGCCGCCAACTTCGCGTCGGGCGCTCTCGCCTATTGCGATGAGCATGGCCCCGGTGACCCGCAATACCGCCGCGACGTATCGTTCGCGATACTACCATAGGGAGGGGATGATGGACGAATTGATTTTCGGCATTGCCGGTTTCGTGGTGGTTGCCGTGCTGGCCATCAGCGGCGGCATGGCCTTCGATTACATAGCGTGCTCCTCGAAAGCTCGCGCCATGCACATCCCCTACACTTGGGGACCGATGCAGGGCTGCATCGTCGAGGTGAAGGGCGCCTATGTGCCGATCGACAACGTCGGGGTACGGACGATCGATGAGGTGCGGCCGTGAGTAAGCGGGACGCCATCAAGGCGCTGGCGCTGATGCTCGCCGCCGTGCCCGGCGTCATCCTCGGCATCCTCTTATGGCCGTCGGTTCTCGGCTTTATCGCCGTTGGCAATAAGATCAAGGCCTTTATGGAGCGCACCAAATGAGCATTGAGGAGGTCGTCGTCCCCGCCGGCAAGTGCTGCGAGTGCGGCCACGAGACCAATCGCGCCACCGGCGTCGACGGGCGCGGCGAGCCCAGCCCCGGCGACTTTTCGCTGTGCGTCGGCTGCGCCTCGCTCAACGTCTTCGGCGCGGACCTCAAGGTGCGGGCGCCGACCGAGGAGGAGATACTCAAGGCCGCCGCCGACCCGGAGGTGCAGCGCGCCCGGCGGCTGCTTCAGCGCATCCCCAAGGAAATGCGCACGCCGGAGACCGCGGAAGCGAAGGCTGCCCGGGAGGCCGAGGAAAAGGCGGCCATGGCGCGAATGACCCGCTACACAAACGCCATCGAGACGGCGATCGAGGCCACGATCCCCAAGATCGAGGGCACCACCGAGGTGCAGCTGGAGCACGAGATGCTCGCCGCCCTCGCTGCAATCTCGGCGCGCTGGGTGGCGCTGTTCACCCACCTGGAAGGCCACGACTCCTCGCTCGACGCTTTCAAGCGCGCCTTTGCCGGCAGCCTCAAGGATAGCCGCAAGCTGGCGGCTGGGCGCTACCCCAAGGCGCCCGGCGCCAAGCAACAGGACACCGGCGACTGCGACTGCGTCTTCTGCACGCTCCGCCGCAAGATGGGAGGCTGACATGCGCCGCGCTTCAATCGTTGCCGGCCTTGCTGCCGCGCTGCTCAACGAGCCGGCGCGCGGGGTGCGCCATCCGCTGGCGAGCCTGCCGCGGCGCACGCCGAGGGAAGAACCACCCCCGCCGCCGAGCATCTCCGAACAGGAGATCGCCGCTATCAAGTCCGCCGCCGATCAACGGGCGCTGGAGAAGGCCGCGGCGAAGCGCGCCAAGAAACTGGCGAAGCAGGCGCGGCTCAATAAATCCCAGCGTCAGCGCGACCTCGCCAGCATCTCGATCGATGCCATCGTCGACGACACGATCTATGACCACAACGTGCATCAGCGGGTGCGGCGCCGTGATTTGCACAAATGACAGCAACGAGTTTCGAAAACCCGGTTTAATTGAACAACTCGCGCCACGCTTAATCCGCTGGCGCCAACCGACGCAAAGGCCACTCCGATGGAACGCAGGACCGGCAGCACACAGCTAAAGTACGACAAGGCGAAGCGCACCATCGTCGCCGTGACCGACAATCTTACGCTGTGCCGCGCTTGCACATCGTCGGTCAGCAAGGATTGGACGTACTGCCCATATTGTGGCGCGCAAGAGCGCGTCGAAAACACCGAACAATAGGCCGGGCATGGGACGGAGCAACTACGATAGGGACCGCGAAGCCAGAGCGCGCGAGCTAGACCCGGAGGCGTGGACGCTGCCCATGAGCCGCGAGAAAGATTTGCGTCGTCTGAAAGCGCGTGACGCAGCGAACCGAGAAGCAATCCGCAACTGTCAAAAATAGGCCGCCCATTTTGACCGACCTCCTCCCCCGCTCGCGGCTGATCAAGGTCGAGTGCTTCGTGGCGCTGCCGTGCGATGCGACGAAAGCCGAGATCGACGAGTGGGCCTGCCACCATCTCGGCCACGGCTGCATGGGCGCTCTGAATCCGCTGAGCGAGTTCGAGCTGGAGAGCGCCAGCCCGCCGGTGCTCACCGATGAGCCCCCGCATATGTACTTGCACGAGGAGGTCATTCGCGAGGGCGAGAAGATCATCACCCGCAGCTACGTGCGCCCCGTGCCCTTCGCAGGCAAGTCGAGCTTAGAGCAGATCGAGCGGCTGATCATGGAGAAACGCCGGCCATGAACATCACCGAAAAAGCCCTCTGGCGCGCCGAGCGCGAATTGGCGCTGTGCAAGCACTTTAATGGGCTGACGCCCGCCGAGCTAGAGCGCCTTGCCTACCTCGCCGAGGAAATGTGCGAGGCGGGCCAGATCATTGGCAAGATACTGCGCCACGGGTACGAGAGTCACGACCCGACGAAGTCGTCGGCGATCACCAATCGCCATATGCTGCTAGCCGAAGTGGGCGACGTGCTGCGCGCCATCCGCATGCTGGGAGACGCGGGCGATCTCGACAAGGAGCGGCTTGCCAAAATGGCCGAACGGCCAGCGCCGGACAAATACATGCACCATCAGAGAGGATGACCATGGCCACCGATCGCCTGCTGCAATTCTTCGCCTACGAGCACCTGCCGCCGCATCTGCGAGAAGTGTCAAAGCCGTTCGGCATGCTCGCCCAGCTGATCGTCGACACGCTGCCGAGCAATCCTGAGAGAACGGTCGGGCTGCGCAAGCTGCTCGAAGCCAAGGACTGCGCCGTGCGCGCGGTCCTCTACAAGGAGCCGGGCCAATGAGAGCCCGCCTTCTCTGCGAGAAACCCGACGAGATCGAGTTCACCTTAAAGCTCATCGGCCCAGCGCGAGAGTTCGAGGCGCTGCGCGATATGCTGAAAGAGGCGAACCTCGACCGCAAGCACCCGGCCTCGGCGGTCTGCCAGCAGCTCGATGAGTTGCTGGCGCAGGCGCGCCGCATCTACTGGCCGAGTGAGGATAAACAGCCATGAACGCCCACGATTTCCGCAACCTCCTCGCCATCCTCTGGAACCTCGACTACGAGGACCTCAAGGACGTGTTCCCCGACATCGAGGACTACGCCACCTTCAAAACCAACCCCTGGTACTACACGCTGAAGCTCGACGACGAGCGCCTGCAGAAGCTGTGGGCGATCGTCGAGGCCCGGCAGTCGCGCGGCCGCGCCGGCTACGGCGTGCCGGAGAAAGGGCTGCGCGTCGTCGAGGGAGGCAAGCGCTGATGTGCCAGTACGGACCACCTGCCTCCCAGCGGCCGTGCCAGTCCTCGGACAACGTCTATGTGCCGCCCGAGGAGCGTAGCGGCGCCGCGCATCGCATCGCCGAGATTATCAAGGTCGACACCGGCCACGTCATCCCGACGGCGGTGATCGAGGCGCTCATCGCCGGCCCGCACTGGGAGCGGTTGCAACGGCTCGCCCACTTGGTGCACGGGAGACGCTATTGACCCTCGACGAGAAGGCTCGCGAGATCGCCCACAAGAACGCCCGACGTTGCTCTGGAGGTCAAGCACAGGGCGACGACAGCGTCCGCTGGCATTCGGAAATCTGCGACCGCCTCGCCGCCGATATTGTCGAGGGTCTGCGCTGGGCCTACGAGCGTGGCTACGCCGAGCGCGACGCGCCCGTTTCTGCTATCTTGGCGACGAACGATTCGGGGGACTGATCCATGGCCACAACGCAGTTTGTCTTCGGCAACGAGGCGGCCCTTGCTGCGGCCTTGAAGGGCAAGCTGATCGAGAAGCAGTCGATCACCGCGACGGAATCGAAGACGCCCTCCGGCACCGCCGGCGCCACGACCGCGGCAGCGCCCGACGATGGCGGCCAGTGCCTGTGCCGTGTGTCGACCGATACGCAGGTCTATGTGTCGTTCGGCTCGGCGCCCAATGCCGGCACCGATGCCATCCGCTTCCTGCTGCCGGTCGGTGCTACCGAAGTGTTCGCCGTCAACCCCGGCGACAAGGCTTCCGTCATCACCCAGGCCTAGAGCGCACCTGCCGAATCGGCTTAGCCTGCCCGCGATTTCTGACGGGGGCAGCATGGCCGGCTTCAATCGCAACGGCGAGTTCCACGCCATCTACGGGAAGGCCGACGTCGTCGCCCCCAACGGCAAGTGGCGGGAGACCATCTTTTTCGACGCCGCCCGGCAGGACGCCATCGCCGCTTTCCACAACGAAGCCAAGCGCCAGCGCACCTCGGTTGCCTCCCACATTGACGACGAAGACTGGATGGTCCAAGAATACCACCGGCAAGGGCGTCTGGTTTTTCTTTTCCAAAAGCAGATGCAGGTGCGCACGCAGAGCGCCATCGTCACCGGCCAGGACCGGGTCGGCGGCGGGCTGCAGTGGGCAACCAAATATCACTGGGTTCCCATCGCACTCGGGAGCCGCGAATTGACCGATTTGATGCTGCGCGGCCTGTGGCCGGCGACCATTATCACGCCGGAGATCACCGACCGAGACAAGCAGCTGGCTGTAATGCGCGCCCGCATGGCGGGGGCCAATACCTCTGGGGCACCAAATTGAACCGACGGGGCTTCCTCGCATTCCTGGGCTTAGGCGCCGCCGCTGCGGTCGGCGCCAAGGTCGTGACGCTGGAGGCGGCGGCCGAGCCGGCGATGACCGCGGATGAAGTAAAACTCGCCCAGGCACTCTACTACAGCAAACTCACCCTGCCGGAGCCGAAGCTCGCCCCCGGCGCCGTCAACTGGGTCGACGAGCAGCATATCAGCCCGCCGCTCATCGGGCCGAAGGCCGGCGATTGGTTCCACAATACCGGGACGGGCAAGCTCTATACCTTTAACGGCGACAGCTGGGTCGTGACCGCCAGCGGAGGCCGCCATGGGTAATCCCGATCCGGCCGACCTCACCATGCGCGGCTATCTGGGCGGCTTATTGTTGATCGCCGGGCTGGTCATCGCCGGCCTCGCTCTGGTGGGCACGCTGCCATGATCGAGATCGCCCCCGACCTCTATGTCGGCAACCAAGCGAACTACGAGGCGCTCGGCCTGACGCATGTCGAGTGCAAGCTCGATCGCGAGTGGGCGGTCGTCCACGCCTGCAAGGAGCCGCACCACCGGGAGATGCTCCGCTACACGGGCAAAGCGGCGCCCAAGGATCATCCCGAGTACCTGTTCGGCTACCGCGGCAACCGGCTGATCTTGAACCTCGTCGACGTCGATGATCCGAAGTTCGTGGCACCCGAGCTGGTCGACGCGGCGATGAGCTTCATCCGTGAGAACCTGCGTGCTGGGCGCAAGGTGCTGATCCACTGCAATCAAGGGCGCTCGCGCTCGCCGGTGCTGGCCATGCTGTTCTTGGCGCCGCTGATGGGCGGCGACGGCTCTTTCGAGGATGGCGAAGATCGCTTCCGCATCCTTTATCCGCACTACGACCCCGCGCGCGGCATGCGCGAATATGCAAAAGCCAACTGGGCTCGCTACCGGCTGCCTCTGGCCGCGTAGCGAGCCCGAATTTCTTTGGGGGACCTGAAGGGGCCTTGGCCTTACGCGGCACTCTACACGGCCAAGGCTCCCTTCAGGGTTTAGCGCTAATAGAGGGCATTTTTCGACGGTTCCCGGCGCGGGGGGCCACTGGGAACCGGAGCGCTATGGCCTACAACAAGCGGGGCGGCGCTTCGGTTCCTGGTGGCGAATTAAAAAGTGGCGGGGCTTTTGACCTGGGGTGTTCAAAGCCGCCGCCACTTGTGGATGAGATCAGTTGGCAAGAGCGCATCCACGCGACAAGAGATAGCCCGCCCGCATGGCTTTTGCTAGGCTGGGGCGAGTTGAGTTTTAGACCTGGGAGACTAAGCACATGAAGCAGTACATCTTGACCATGGACCATAAGGGCCATAGCTCGGAGGCCTTCAACAAGGCCGACGCCGTGGGCCTCGCCGAGGTCGAAAAGCGCTTCGCCGAGCTGCGCAAGCGCGGCGTCATCGTCGCCCTGGAGGGTGGCAAGATCGAGGTCGGCGCCGACGGCACGGTGACGGCGCCCGGCGCCCGCGCCACCCGCGTCCTCAACAAGTATGACCCGAACATCGAGGTGATGCGCTTCCAGCCGCACCTCGTCGGCGGCTAGAGCCTTTCCCCCGTCAACGGCAAGGGAGCGGGTCGGCCTAAAAAGTCGGCCCGCTGCACTTTGTGCCGCACCCGCAGGATACGCTGGATCATCTGCGCCATCACGTGCGTGGCCATTTCCAGCGCGCGTGGCGGCAGATGCTGTTGGCGGACAACGCCCCGGCCGAGGCCCCGTGGATTACCGAGCTGCGCGAGGAGATCAACAACGAGAATGATGAGCTGTGGCTGACGGTCGCGTTCTCGACCAACTACCGCTATCGGATCGTCTTGGACTATGGCCTAACCCGTGATCTGCGCCGTCTCTGCGCCGGCGGCGCGCGGGGTGCTATCCAGCCGCTGATCTATGAGGAGTGGGGCCGCGCCCAGCTCGACTACGACGTCGAGATGGCCACCAAGGCGATCCGCGAGGAGCTGTACGAGGCCCGCCGCGCCGGCGCCTCGCCGGATTGGATTATGGAGATCGACGGGCGGCTGCTGGATGCCATGCGCCGTGCCCGCGAGCATCATGCCGGCCAGCAAGTCCAGCGCTGGGAGCCGGCGGTCATGGGCGTCGACATGGCCCGCGGCGACGACCGCATGGTCATGGTTTATGGCGGGGCCCGGGGCGGTCGCGGACGACGGCAGTTGGCCTATGAGCGGATGTTGCAGGTCGATGACGCAGCGGTGCGCCGGTACGTCGATGGCGCGTGGAACACCGATTATGCCAAGACGGATGCCGACCGCAAAGCCGCCGAGAAGCGGGGCATGGACCTGCTGCTGGCCGAGCTGTCTCCCGCCCAGCGCCAGATGTATGAGCGCACCAAGAGCTTCTATGTGAAGGGCGGTGCCACCGGCACCCTCTACCTCATCAAGCACGGCACGCATCTCAACGTCTTCGAGTGCGATAAGAAGGGCAAGCCGGTGCAGGGCCGCTGCTTCCTCCCCGCCGGCGGCCTCGTCACCGGCGACGTGCTCCTTGCCCAGAAAACGGCCCTGGAGCTGTTCGAGACGGAGGCGCTCAAGGTCGCGCACCCGTTCAGGGTGGGGCATACGGATTTCGTCGCCCACGGGGCGCGGATCGACTTCATCGCCTATGACGAGGCCGCGCAAATCGCCCCGGAGGCGTGGGCGTTTGCAGCGCGGGCGGATGTGGGGCTGGCGGTGCAGCGTGGCCCAGATCGCGCCCCGACCGCCACCGAGGTGGCTAGGCGCAACGCCGATTGGGTGCGGGAGGCGGCGCCGGCCGTCCGCGATCACCTCAACCGCATCGTCCAGGACGCGCTGCAGCGAATCGGGCAGATTGCAACCCCAGCCGAGACGCCAGATGGGGATAACGCCGATGGCCGAGCAGCTGACCCTCCCGCTACGTGATCCGCGCCCGCTCTATCGCCGTCTCCTCGACTGGCTGCTCTACTTCCCCAATTCCCTCGCTTGAGCCGAATCGGCTAGTTTCCTGAGCGGGAACACTGAGGCCGCCCCAGGCAGGGAAGCGGCGGAATGTGCCCCGTGCGGGAGCTTGAGGGGATCATGAGCACGAGCCAGCAGATCAAGGAGGCCCCCGTAGGGGCGATTTTCGTGCATGCCTCGCCCGGGTACGCACGCGATCTGGCCCAGAAATACGAGCGGACCGACATCGACGTGATCCCACCCGAGCGGCTAGAGCACCCCGAGCGCTATTTGGGCATGCACATCACCGGGCTCATCGTCAATGAGGGCCTGAAGCTCACCACCAAGCAGCAGCGCGGCCTCGACCGGCTGAAGCCCTACGTGGGGAGGGTGTGATGGGCCCATATTGCATCGAGTTGGTCATGGGGGGGCTGCATGCCGGGGCGATAGCGGCGCTGCTGTGGGGCAACTCGGCGATCAGCACCATAGGGGCGCTGCAACAGGGTCTCGATCCGCTGCCGGCGGAAGGCCGGCGGTGCTTGGCGCGCCCCGACGTGCACGCAAAGCTGATCGCCAGCGATGAGCTAAATGGCCACGCATCCGGCATATCCTGGGAGAAAGACAGCGACGGCCGCCTGCCGCAGGGGGTGGCAGCGCTGGCATGGCATGACGAGGTGATCTACCCAGGCCACGATCTACTGCAGCGCTCGCGCGGCATTGTGGTGGTGGTGGACCTCTGTCACCTGAATGGGGAGAGAGGTGGCTAAGAGGCCTGTGAAGAAGCGGAAATCCGCACCGGCTTCGCCCGCTCCGCCCGCACCGGAGACGGGTGAGGCGGTTGCAGCGACCCCCGAGGCTGCCTCCCCGGTGGGATCGCTCCCGCGTACTAAGAAGCCCGTTCCGGCCCATATTAAGGCGGCCGTCGAGCGGGCTGAGGCCAGGGCGGCAGGGAAGGACCCCTACGCCCTGCCACCGGCCACTGAGGATGTCGCAGTCGACCCGGCGACAGCGCGTGCCATAGAGGCTCCGCGAGCCTTGCCAGGAGAGCCGGCAGGGCATGGGCCAGCGGTGCTCGCCGCCCTCGATCGCGTCGTCGAGATGCCGCCCGATGATCACGACGACAAGCCCCATGATGACCTCGCTGTCGAGGCCGATGGCAGCATCCGCCGCGGCGGTCGGCCCACGTTGTACCGGCCCGAGTTCGTCGAGATCGTCCGCCAAATGGCGGCCGACGACTGCACGGATGAACAAATTGCCAAAGTCTTGGGCGTTGGCCTCAGAACCCTGGAACGCTGGAAAGCGGAACAAATGGAGTTTCGGCGGGCCTTCGTCATGGGTGAGCGCATGATGCTGGAGAACGTCAAGCGCGCCCACTATCTGCGCGCCGTCGGCTTCTCGGTTCCGAGCGAGGTGATCAAGGTCAAAGACGGCGTCGTCACCCGGGTAAAGACGCTTGAATACTACCCACCCGATGTCACGGCGCAGAAGAACATCCTCGCCAACAAGGACCCGGAAAACTGGCAGCGCGACGGCGAACATCAGCCGCAGTCCGGGGGCGGCGAGCGCCAGCTCACCGATCTCGCCCGCCGCTTGGCGCTGCTGTTCCAGATGGCGCTCGGCCAAAAGCAGGCGCAGCCCGGCGATGAGGCGAAGATGATCGAGGGAGAGGCGGCATGAAAATGACCCGCGAGGAGGCGCTGCGCGAGGCCCTCGACATTACCCCGATTGGCGCCGAGGTCATCGCCTGCGTCGGCAAGCCGACTTGTCTGCTGCAGGATGCCGAGGCTGACGCGGCGCAAGCAGCCGGCTGTCCGCTTTGTCAGCGCTTCATCATTCAACCGGACGGCTCCGCCAAGGCCGCCCCTAGCGCGAAAGCGAATTGAGCATGGCTAGACCTAAGCAGCTCGACATCGTCGAGGCCGTCAAGGAGAGCTACGGCCGCAACGATCCCGAGCATGTCGACCTGTCGGCGCGCGAGGACGTCATCGCCGGCGTCGCCTCGGTCGCGGAGGAAGTGCACCTGTGGGAGCACAATGGCAAGCGCTACATCGTCATGCCGGTGCTGGCGACGATCAAAGCCGACGGGCTTCTGCATCGCTTAGGCCAAGGCCTCGCCCGCATTCTCGGCTTACGCTTCTTCAACAAGATCGAGCCGGAAGGCGGGGCCACACCGCAAAAGGCCTATCGGCAAGGCCGCGCCGACAAACACTTCAAGGCCGACGTCACCGTCGAAGTGAAGAAAGGTTCCAAGCTCGTCTACGCCATGAGCAAGGAAGACGTCGCCAAGCTGAAGCGCATGGCCGAGGGCCTCGATCTCGTGAGCCCGAGCGACGCCGCCAAGTTCCGCGAGCGGGTGCAGAAGCAATGCAAGGCCTTCGCCTCGCCGGCCCGCAAGTTCGGGGTGGTCGCGGCACGGGCGCATGCCGAGGCGTATCTCAAGCAGGTGGGCGGGGCTGTGTAAAAGGGCCGTTTTGCGTGGCCATTGGCGTTGCAGCCCCCTACAATAGCGGGCGCTGGAACCTCCGGGGGAGAAAGCCCAGCGCCCTGGTGCCCGTAGGTTTGGAGGGGACGGGAGGGCTTACGGGCACTGGGGCCAGCTTATACGCTTTCGCAGCTAAGTTGCATGCGATGTGTGCGAAGGGTTAAAAACCCACGATCGAGCGGCCAAGGCTGCGTGCTCAGTCGATGCGTGGGGCGGGTCACCTTAACGAGCTTGGTGGCCCGCGTTCGGCTTAAGCGAAAGCCGCGAATCATGGCATCTCATGCCTGGGGATAACTCTGGGCACAACGGCGATGCACCTCGGCCAGCTCGGCGGCGCGCAACTGTCGATCGAAGCAGCCATGCAGCTGCTCGAAGGCATGACGCCTGCTCAGATCAAGGAGGTCGAGCAGCTTGTCGACGAGCACACCGCCGACATGCGCTGGGTGCCCAATCCCGGCCCGCAGACCACCGCCTACTACTGCGACGCCGATCAGGTGCTCTACGGTGGGCAGGCCGGCGGTGGCAAATCCCAGCTCCTCGTCGGCAAGGCCCTGCAGCGCCATAAGCGCTCGCTCATCCTGCGCCGGCAGAACATCGAGGTGCCCTACCTCGTTGACTGCGTCGAGGAAATCCTCGGCCACCGCGACGGCTTCAACGGCCAGGAGAAGCGCTGGCACCTGCCGGGCGATCAGCTGATCATCTTCGGCGGCTGTCAGCACCCGGGAGACGAACGCAAGTACAAGGGCGAGCCGAAGGATTTCATCGGCATCGACGAAGCTTCCGAGTTCGCCGAAAGCCAGATCGACTACGTCATTCAGTGGCTGCGCTCGCCCGATCCCAAGCAGCGGGTGCAGCTGTTGCTCGCCACCAATCCGCCCGACGGCATCAAAGGCCAGTGGGTGACGCGCTGGTTTGCGCCGTGGGTCGATCCCGATCATCCGCTCTATCCGCAGCCGTCGGGGAAAATCCTCTACTTCAAGCGCGCGGCCGCCGACGTCGGCATGGGCAACGAGTTCGAGTGGTCCGATGAACCGTTCGAAATCTATGATCCGCGCACCGGGCGCACCACGCGGGCCTTGACCCGCACCTTCATCCGCTCGACGCTCGAAGACAACCCCGATTACGCGCGCACCGACTACGCCGACCGCATGGCTCAGGGCTCGGAGGAAAACCGCGCCCGCTATGAGCGCGGCGAGTTCGTCGTCGAGCCGGAGGACCACGAGTATCAGGTGATCCCGACCCGCTGGGTGCGCCTCGCCCAGGAGCGCTGGAAGGCCGCCGAGCGGGAGCTGCCCGGCCCGCCGCTCAATATGGCGATGACGGCCATGGGCTGCGATATTGCCATGGGCGGCAAGGACCGCTTCATCATCGCCAAGCGCTGGGGCGAGTGGTACGACGTGCTGTCGACCAAGCCCGGCAAGGAGACGCCGACGCCCAATGCCGGCGCCGGGTTCATTCTCTCCGAGCAGCGCGACGGCGCCCAGATCAACATCGACATGGGCGGCGGCTACGGCTCCGGCGTGCTCGCCTTCCTCAAAGCCAACGGTCGCGTCGCCGTTTATGGCTTCGTCCCGTCGGGCTCGTCGATGGGCAAGTCGGCTTGCAAAAAATACAAGTTCCGCAACTTGCGCGCCGAGGCCTACTGGCGCTTCCGCGAAGCGCTCGATCCCGACGGGCCCTATCGCATCTGCCTGCCGCCGGACCCTGAATTAAAGCAGGAGCTGTGCACCCACCGACGGCGTGAGCTGGGCCCGGGCGGCATGATCACCATCCAGGAAAAGAGCGAGGTCATCGACGACATCGGCCGCTCGCCCGACAAGGCCGACGCCGTGGTCATCGCGTGGTTCACCGGGCGCCAGCGCCATGTGCAGTCGGGCGGGGCTTATCCGCGCGCGCCCGGCAGCCCAGGCGGCCCAGCGCTGCAGACCCGCACCAATCAGGACCACCGCTCGGCGAAGCGCGACCGCTACACGGCGCGCGGGAGCAACGGCCCCAATCGAACCGACAGCGAGCAAGGATAGAGGAGAAAGCCAGATGGGTGGCATATCGAGCGTTTTTTCCAAGCCGAAACCGGCGACGATCATTCAGGCCGCAGCGCCCTCCTCCGAGGTGACAACGCCGACGCCGCTCCCCGACAAGAACAGCTACGGGGCGCGCGAGGCTGCCGCCCGCAAGATTGCCGAGGCGAGCGAAGAAGGCACCGCCTCGCGCGATACGCAGCTCACCGTCTCCAAGCTCGGGGACGTCGCCAAGGCGTATCGGCGCTTTGGGGCGTCGGGCGGATCGAGCGGCACTTCACCCACGATCATCGGCTAAGGGAGGGGTGTGGCATGGCTTCGCTCAGTCCCACAGTTGCTGCTAAGCGCGGGGCCCGCAGCGGGGCCCGTGGCTGGTTGACGCCCAATGCTGACGCCGGTCCGGCGCGTGGCTGGCTCGGAACCACCGGCGCCGTTGCCCGCCGGGGTCCTGCCCAGCCGCAACTACCAGAGGCGGGAGCGGCGGCGCTTCGTCCAAAGCCGTTGCGGGGCATGCAGACGCCCTACGGGTCGACGACCAGTAGCGAGCCGGAGCTGCCCACCATCATCGGTTAATGAGCCGCGCTAATTAGAGGGTCGAAAATGGTCGGCATCATCACCGCGCCTGCCTCGTATCTGGGGCCCAGCGAGACAGCGACGGAGCTGTGCCGCCTTTCCAGCCTGCGCTTTGAAAAGAAGGCGCAGCTCGATACGCTGTGGCAGACGATCGCCGAGGAGGTCAATCCGTTCCGCGCCACCTTCACCACAACGCGCATGGACGGCGATGAATATACCCGCGATCTCTACGAATCGACGCCCTGCCAGAACCGCCGCGACCTCGCCTATGCGATGGGCGCCCTCACCCGTCCCGACGATCGGCAGTGGTTCGACTACAAGGCGCAGGATGCCGAGCGCAATACCGAGGCGGCCAAGGCGTGGTTCGCCCGCCAGCGCGACAAGCAGCGCACCCTGCTCTACAACCGCGACTCGAATTTCCAGCGCGCCATGCACACCGGCGATTCTGACTTCGTGTCGTTCGGCAACGCCGTGCACTCCCATACCGAGGACCCGAAGCGCAACCGCCTCGTTATCTATGACAGCCACCACCTGCGCGACTGCGCTTGGGGCGAGGACAAGCAGCGGCGCGTCAACGAGATGCACCGCAAGTTCCGCGTCGCTTTGTGCAACTGGGCCGCCTGCTTCCCTGGCGTGAAGATGCCGCGCCAGTACGAAGACATCATGAAAAAGAACAACCGGCACGAAGTGGAAATCCGCCACCTGTGTTTCCCGGCCGGCCACTTCGAGTGCTACCAGCCGAAGGTGCGCTCCAACTCGCGGCGTTTCTCCTCGCTGTACCTCGACCCCGTTCACAACCTCATTCTCGGCGAGGGCGGCTACACGTGGTTCCCCTATACGGTGCGCCGCTGGCTGCTCGACGACGATAGTCCCTATGCGCATTCGCCGGCGGCGATGCTCGGCCTCATCGACGCGCGCCTCTTGCAGAGCCAAGCCCGCGTCATCCTCGAAGCCGGCGAGCGGGTGGTCGATCCGCCGATGATCGCCCGCGCCGAGGGCGTGCTCGGCAGGGTCAACAACTACCCGGGCTACGTCAACTGGGTGGATGCCAACTACGACGAAAAGAACGGCGAGGCGCTGCGGGCGCTCGACACCAAGGCCAACATCCCGCTCGGCCTGGAAATGAAGATGGACACGCGGCAAATCCTCGCCGCGGCGTGGTTCATCAACAAGCTCAACCTGCCGCCCGAGAAGGACATGACGGCCTTCGAGGTCAACGAGCGCATCTCCGAATACATCCGCTCCATCGGCCCGGCGGTGAAGCCGTTTGAGACCGACAATGCGGCGATCCTCGACGTGTCGTTCGCGATGAACCTGTCGCTCAAGAACTTCGGGCCCCTGGAGGAAGTGCCGCCGGAGCTGCGCGGCGCCGACGTCACCTATGAGTTCGATGGCCCGATCCAGATGGCCTACAAGCGCCAGGAGTTCATGAAGGCGAAGGAGGCGATCGGCTTCCTCGGCGAGGTCCTCGAAGCGACGCAGGATGCGAGCCTGCAGGCGGTGGCCAACCGCAAGCGCATCGTGCGCGACGGCATCGAGGCGCTGGGCGTCAAGCCCGAGTGGCTGACCTCAGAGGAGGAGCTGGCGGAGCTGAGCGCCCAGGCGGCGGCGAAAGAGGCCCAAATGCAACAGGTGCAGGAGGCCGACGTCATGTTGGCCGGTGCGCACTCTGCAGCTGAGCTTGTGCCGAAGATCGCCGCGGCGAATCAGGCTATGCCTCAAATCTCGAAGGGAATGGGGGGCGGCGGGCCGCCGAGCCTCTATCCGTCCGAGGAGGGGCTAGACACTGGTGGAACGGCAGCGGCCGCGTAACGAGGCGCCACCGGCGCCGCGCCCGGCCGCCGGGCGACCCCAGCCCGTCAACATCCCGACGGGATGGCAGCCCAAGCGTGAAGCGTGGATGCCGCTGCCGCCGGAGCCGCACTTGCCGGCGCCGTGGGACGATGCCGATGCCGAGGCCTTCAAGCGTCTCAATCTCGGCACGGCGAGCCCGGAGCAGCAGCAGCGGGCGATGCACTGGTTGGTGTTCGCGTCGGGGTTCACGGGGCCGAGCTACGTGCCGGGCGATCCATACGCCGCCGGGCACGGCGAAGGCAAGCGGTGGCTCATGATTCAAATCGACCGGATGATCCGGTCACGATTCCGCGGGCAGGCGGATAGCGAGCAGGGGTAGAAATGGACGGGTCTCAGGGTGGCAGCGAGCCGGAACGCTTTACCGATCTGCGGGTGGCGATCACCCGCGAGCTGGAGAAACTGGTGCCCGTGGTCGTCAATCGGGTGTTCGAGACTCTCACCCGCTACGCCGACCCGGATAAGCCGTTCGTCACCGCCCCCCATCACGTGCGCGACGCTATTGACCACGAGCTGGTGAAGCTCGGGGAGGGCGACGTCGACCTCGATGCACTCAAGGAGTTCCTTGCCGGGGAGGGGGTGCCGGCTGACGCGGTCGACGCCATTGTCATCGCTGGGCGCAACCGCGAGCGCGACTACGTCTGGGCCCGGCCCGAAGCAGAGCTGATTCGCCGGCGCCTCGACGGAGAGCTTCCGTCCCTGCAGCACGGTTACGGCAGCCTGCCGTATGAGCCGGGCCTCTACATTGCCGGTGAGCACCTGCCTGAGCACGTGCTGCGCCACATCAAGGGCTGGGATCGCTTTAAGAAGACGACGGGGGCAGAATGATCGACAAATTCAACTTCTTCAAGGCCAACTGGGAGAACGATGATGGCGGGGCGGGTGCGGCTGGGGCCGCCGGCGATCAAGGAGCCGGGGCTGGCGGAGAGAATAAGAACGCAGGTGCGGACGTGGGCAAAGGCGGTGAAGGCGGAGCAGCCGCTGCTGCCGCCGCTGCCGCCGGAGACGGCAAAGGCGCTGGCGGAGACGCTGACAAAGGCGGAGCAGCAGGCGCTGCGGCCGGCGAAGGCAAAGACGGCAAGGGCGCCGCGGGTCAAGCCGGCGAGGCTGGGGCAGGGGATAAAGGCGACGCCGGCAAAGGCGGCGAAGCCAAGCTCGGGCCGGACGGCAAGCCCATCGTCGGCGAAGGTGATTCCGATAAGCAGGGCAAGGACGGCAAAGACGACAAAGTAAAGCCCGACTGGGCCTCCGAAAAGGCGGAGCTGCTCGCCCTCTATGCGGCCGACCTGCAGCCGAAGATCAAGGCGGTGCTCGACAAGTATTCAACCAAGGCCGACGCCGTCCGCGCGCTGGCCGCGGCGGACGTCAAGATTTCCGAGCAGGGCGAGCTGATCAAGGGCATGGTCAAGGTGCCCGGCAAGGACGCCAAGCCGGAGGAGGTCGCCGCCTTCCGCAAGGCGATCGGCGTGCCGGAGAGCCCCGACAAGTACGAGATCGAGCGTCCGAAGGATTTTCAGCCGACCGAGCTGGACACAGCCTTCGAGAAGATGACGCGCGAGATCGCCCACGCCAACAACATTACCCCTGACCAGTTGAAGGCGCTGGTCAAGCTCGACCAGCAGCGCGCCGAGATGGTGCAGCAGCACCTGGACGAAGCCGCCAAGCAGGCCAAGCGCGCCTCGGAGGACGAGCTGCGCCTGCACTTCGGCGTCAAGCGCTTCGACCCGATGATCGAGATGGTCGAGCGCTTCTGGGAAAAGCAGATTCTGCCCCACTTCGGCGACGACAAGGACTCCGCCGCCTCGCTGATGCGCACGCAGCTGGCCGACGGGCGCGTACTTGGCGCCCATCCGGGCTTCATCAAGGCACTGGCCCAGCTGGCCATGCAGTTCGAGGACTCGGGCGCCTTCGTCGACGGCGAGCCGATGTCGGGCGAGGCGATCAGCTCGAAGATCACCGAGCTGAAGAAGCTGGTCGGGACCGACGCCTACACCAACGAGGTGGCTACCAAGCTCAGCAACCTGTTGGCGCAGCAGGAGCGGCTGAAAGGTAAGGCGGCATGAAGAACAAGGCGCCGTGCTGGCCGTGGGAGTTGGACATTGACGATTGGGATTGGTGGAACGGGTCCATATGAGCGTCAAATCGTTCATCGACTGGTGGGATGGGGTCAACGCTTTCATGGGCGTTGGCCCGCCCAACCCTGAGCAGTGGGCGAAGATCAAGGACCGCGTCGAGGCGCTGCGCGTCGCGTCGCCCGAGTTGCCGACGGTTGCCCGGCCGACCGCCTCGGCGGCGCCGACCCAGCTCGACTGGCGCACCAACGCGCGCGCCTGGGACACCATGTTCGTCGACGTGCTGATGACCGAGCACGGCTGCGACGGCGAAACGGCCATCGAAGGCCTCAAAGAGAAGGGCCTCGACAAGAGCTGCGATCCGCGGGTCGTGGCGGGGGACGTTGCACGCAAGTGGATGGGGTGACCTAAAACCTGGGGGACTGCCGATGTCGATGATCAAGCTCGTCTTCGTGGCCTGCTCGCTGATCTCACCGCCCGGTGCCAAGGCGCCGTGCAAGGAAGTCTCTCTCACCATGATCCCGACGCAGGCCTACGGGGTCATCGGCGCTCCGCAATACAACAGCACCGGCGTTGACGCCAAATACAAGCCCGGGCCGCGCATCGGCCTGCCGCATAGCGGGGTCACCGCCTACTTCGAAGGCGAGCAGTTCAACGCCGTCAACTGCCAGCGCAACGGCGAGTTCGAGATCGCCAAGTGGGCGATCCAGCAGGATGGCAGGTTCTCGATCAAGCGTGGCTTCCGCTGCGTGCCCGAGAACGAGATGGCGAAGGTCGACCTATGAGCGCCGCACAAGCCATCGCCATGGCTGCCGCCTACGGGCTCGGCATCTGGGTGTTCTGGAGGCAAGGCCCGCTCGTCGCCCTGACGTGGCCGGTGAGCGTGGCGCTGCTGATGGTGATGAGCCAGTCATGATTGCCTACATGGGGCCGACGCTCTGTGACTGCACCTGTGGCTGCTGCCGCTGCCAGGGAACCACGTCGGTGCGGCAGACGGTGATTACCAGCTACCGCGAGTCGTCCGAGGTTATGTACGTGCCGTCGGCGGCGCTCTCCAACAAGATGAACCGTCACGAGCGGCGTCGCTACGCAGCCACTGGCAAGCTGCCGGATGCAAAAAATTTCAAGCCCCACTGGCGGCGGTGAGGAGAATCACTTTATGCACAGCCCTGTGGACAACGTCGCCGCCGGCGTCACGGTCACCAAGATGGTTATGACGGTCTCGATCATTCGTCGCTTCGAGAACGGACAGATCATCGACGAGGTCGTAGCGCTCGGGCCAGTCGCAGCACGGCAAGCACTAGCCGCGATGCAAGCCAAAGAGGCGGCGGTGAAGGACCAACTCGGTCGGGTCTGATCACGACCTTGAGGCCGCCGTAGTAGTAGCCGTCGCTTCGACGGTCGAACAGTGAGCGTAGTCGGCGGAATTCCATCGCCGATA